GCCTATGCCAGTATTGTGGTAACCACTACCACGCGATTTAAGCTGGTAAACAAACTTACCATCACGTGCTCTAGCTACCACACCTCTGACCAAACCTCTATTAAGTAGACGTCCTAGACTTTTACTTTGAAATAGCCCTGTATAAACAGGAAATTCCAAGTCCCGTCTTATCTCAACTCCAGTGTGAGCATCAAAACGGCTTGCGTCGCCCGACCGCGACGCGGGTTGCGCGAAAGACTCCCAACTCTCGCGCAAATCCCTAGCTAATTCCTTAGCATTCATACCTTTCATAATTACTTTATAACCTAACATGGCTTCAAACCCGAGCATGATCGCATGTTCTGCGGGTTTGATGTACATACCTATTTCATAGTTGTACTGGACTCCAGGGTCAGTTATAATTCTACATACGGGTTCTTTTACTAGTGCGTCCGAAGGCTCAAGCTTAACAAATTGTGTAGGCTTGCGGATCCTCATCTTATGTAAATCATCCCTAACGGCCGAATACCTAGCCCTACGCCCGCTGTCGCAGGAATTGAGATACTGGTCTTCAGTCATGGGGTGAACATCAGGGCAATGTCGGAGCAACTTCCTGATGTATCCGGCGTATGTAGCACGAATGGGTATGGTGGGAGTAGGGATTTTAGACCAAGTGCCAGCTTGGCCTTTCACCCTTAATATCCTGTAAGCAACACCCTGAACTAGATTGCTCAAATTGTTAGTAGGGAAGACTAGCTTCCCTGGTGCTGCCAAAATGGGCAGGAAGGTGAGTGGTACCACTGGGGTGGTGGTGTGAAACGCGTTTACGTTTATGCCATCCTCACCAAGGATTGACATAGAGCTCTGACCTACCCCTATGGTAGTAGGGAAGTCAGAGCTACGTAATACGCCCACCATGGCCTAATGTTCCCCGCTACCATTCCTGGCAGCGGAGGACAAAAACCATCCTCTCCACAATCTTGGAGGTCTCAAAACGACCCTATCTGTTTCCAAGACTGCGGGAGTGTTTGCTAAAGCCATAGCCCTAGCTTCATGTTTGTTGGTGACGAACACCATCAAACGGAAAATAGGCATGATTTTAGCTTGAATGTTAACGGGTACGCTGGACTTGTCCAATTCTGACAGTGCATATCTATCGTAAACCAGTTCATTATGCCTATTTCTAGGTCTAATGCCATAGTTACGATGACACTGCTGCACTATCATACTGACAAGCTGCGTCTCGGTCACCTCTTTAACATAACGATCAGTGGCATCGTTTAAAAGTGTGTTGATGCGGACGGGAGCATCAACCTTAGATATTTCCCTAACTGTGCCATCGCGCAGTTTAAGGACAATACTTTTGCTCTGAATGGGCAGAACCATCGGGCTACTAGTTGTAGCATGCCCAGAGGCTTCGTCAAGACTCTGGTAATACTCTGCAACAGTAGCAGGCGTATGGACATAGTTAGTTAAGTCGTCTATGAGCTCGACTGCCTCTCTGCTTACTGCCTGGCTTGTGTAGACAGGAAATAAGTCAAAGAACGCATCTAACAAATGGTAGACGCCACGCTTACGTGGTCGCCACCAATTTGTATAATGCGTCTCCCTGTGTGGTCCCATAGGCCAGGAAGAAACCCTGGCAGGAATGACATCACTAGGAGTGGTATCAGGTGTTGATTCCACTGGATAATTCGCTCTATACACACATGAAGTGCTAACAAAACGAGAAAAATACAAC